CCAGAAGCGGCACATATCTTCCAACACTTGCAACAGCGAATACTTTGCACGCATAATGCCGTCAGAGTCCTCAGCGGCAAAGTTCTGCCAGTCCGTCTTCGTTCCGAGCCATACCTGGGCGTCGCTGCCGCCCTGCACCTTCACCGTATCGATATGCACCATATTACTGCTCTTAGTGTCGATGGTATCGCATACCTGCTTCAAGATGTAGGCGAAATTCTGTAAACCGGCATTGAAGTCAATGTCGATACCGCCCAACGCCGCCAACGCATCCTGTACTGGGTACTCCCTTTCCTGCGTTCCGCCGTACAGCTCACCTGAAAACGTCTGAGCCTGCAAGAATCCTTGCCACAACACCGTGTTTCCTTGCTTCAATTGAACGGGAATGCTTGTGTCCGTAGCAGGAATCAGCGACTTCCAATTGAAGTCCGTCACACCGTCCAATGCCTTGCCGTCGTCAACAATACGCAGGTAACCCGTTTGCGTCCTGATGGGCGTAAACACGTCCTCCGTGTCGTCCTCTTGCGTGACGAACGGCGAGGCACCGCCCTTCAAGGCAGTACCTCCAGTGCCGCCGATATTTACCACATACGGCACATCGCTCGCCTGACTTCGAAGTGATTTGAAACTTATGGAATATGCCATTTTTTCGTTGTCCTTTTCTTATCGCGAAAAAATGGGCTTTAGGTTTACCAACGGGCAAACCACCGTGTATTACGTGTTTCTCATGCACCATCGTTCCGTGCATCCTTGCGGCATTCTTGCCGCAATGTCCGCGCCTTGCGGCTCTCCTGTAAGGATAAAAAAAGAGCCGACGCCCAAAAGTAAAAAAAGCGTCGGCTCAGTCCAGTAATTATTCGTTAAAATATAGTATTAACAATTATTGCTTACCCTCTCAGGCTCGCCCACTGCCTCACGGCAGCTTATTTCTTTAATGCTGACAAAGCCACATCACTATAATCAGCACCGCCGCAGCCAAAAAGAACAGGAACCCGTGCATACAGCCAAGTTGCATCCGTTCCTTGTCGCTTGCCCACTTATATGGGTCGTACCCTGTCCTCCATGGGTCGTTGGGGTTAGAATACTCCATCATAATCGTATCGTTTTTCGTTATCGTTTCCGTTCTCATTCTCCGTACATTTATCCAGCATTTTTGCCGGATTCATTACTTTCTCCAAAGGTTTATCTGCGCACCAACTCCGATATACATATCGAATTGCCTGTTGAACACACCATAACCACCACCCGTCTGAATGCCGACGGTGATCAATGGCGACGGCTTTACGATGGTCTTGGTGATAGTCGTGATGATTTCCGGCTGATGAAGCCGCAGGCTGTCGAGATTCGGCTCGAAACCAGACACCCACGCCGTATAAAGCGAATCATCGTACCGCTTCTGAATGATTGGAATTGGCACCTCGATAGAGTCGCGGAGGGTATCGCGTAGTGTATCACGCTCACTGGGCATTGGTACTTTGATATACACCACCCGTCCTGTCTGAATCGTCTCTGCTGGGAGTGGTTTATAAATGGTAGTGTCCTTCCATACGGTGTCATGCTCGATCACCGTCGTCGTCTCAGTCTCACGCATAAACAAACAAACATCCAATACCACCGCAACCAGCAGCAACGACAAAAAAATCCAAAATGCTTTCTTCATACTCATTTCCGTTTTCGTTTTACCTCTTGCACTTATCCGGCATTTTTGCCGAATAGGTTTACCATTCAGCAAACCTCGCAAGTCCTGGATAGCCGATTCTTACGCAGTCCTCTTTTGTCAGTCCTTTGCGTCGTACTATCTTACAAGCAAAGTCCTCTGCTTCATCTCTTGTGAAATGATACATGTCTGGTACCACCAGCTCTCTCCTTTAAATATTCCAAAGCCTTCTCGAAAGTAGTCCAAACTCCATGCACTTCAAAAGAGATTGCTCCCCAATCGCGTGATTCTATCTTTTCTGTTACAATAAATAGTTTCATAGTTCCTTTATTTTATATTACTTTTTTCTCTTAACCGGCAGGCCATACGCGCTCGCCGCTCACACTTCGCCTTGCAACAAAGGCAAAGGTAGCGGTGGCAGAAATGCCGCACGCTACCCCATTGCTCATCATGCGCTGCACACCCAGCGCAAACATACCGTCGCTTCATAATTCGTTTTATTTTGGTACATTAAATCGCCACTCCTCGCCGCCAGTGAAGTGCTTCTGATGGAATCCGTCTGTGGCTCTTCGTGCAAAGATACCACAGCCCTTTGATGATTTTCATTTCTTTTTCAATTCGTTTTCCAAATCCGTCCTTCGCCGATAGTCTGAGAGATACGGCGACTTGTATTCCTCGCAGTCGTTCACCGATATAAAGTCCATCGGTGCGATGGGTTGACCAGACTCGGAGCACACCTTGCGGTTCATGCCAATATCGTGGAAGTGATGCTGGCAGTGTTGGCAGGTGTGCAAGTCTTCGGGGTCTAAGCCTTTGAAGTTGACCTTCTTCATAATTCTATAATTCTTGATTACACTTGTATCTGCCCCTCGCTGAAGTCGAAGCAATACAGCCCATCGAGAAGGGCATGAACGCCATCGACCTTGTTGTTGGCCGAGGATTTCAGCGGCTTTTTTAGTTCGTTGGGGCTGACCTCCAGTTTGACGTTCTGGAACATCCACGGCCAGGCGGGGTTTGCGCTCAGTTGCAGCCACGGCTGGTCGGTCAGCAGCATGTACTCCGTTTCCTGTACCAAACCGTTCATCGCCACAAAGGTCTGCGGCACGGGGATAACCATCTGCTTAATCGTCTTCGCGTCGATGCCCAGCGATTGCAACCACGCCTTCACCTGATTGATAGGCTGGATGCTTTGCGCGGGGTCGTAACCAAACATGCGGATGTCTATCTGCTGCTCATACGGCACCACCAGCCGCCCTTGTTCGTCGTAACCGGCACGGAACATAATCTGATTCACGGCCATTTCGTGCGAAAACACCTCGCCGGGGCATACGTGCATCCACCCGTCGCGCACCCACATCTCATAAAGCGGACGGTTGGCTGAGTCCTTCATCGCCTTCTCCGTGATCCACAGGTCGAGGTCGGCAAAGAACCGCCCGACGGGACTATCCTGATTGTAGTTCGCGGCAAAGTAGCACGATGCCCAGATGTCATCCGTACCTCCGAAGTCGAGACCGCAAAAGACTTTCCAACCTTGTGAGGCCCAGCAGTCCATGATACGTCGGTCGGTCTGGCGCAAACGAATCTGATCACCACTCAGCCATTTGATGACACGCCCCGTCATCCACATATTAAAGTCCTTCGTCAGCACCTCCTGCTTCGTGTCGTCCGTGCCCGTCGCGGCTTCGTGGAGTCGTTCGCGGTAGTAGGTCGGCTGCACGGTCGTGCCTATCGAGCGGTTGACCTTCTTGAACAGTTCGGGGTCGTCGAGTTTTGACAAATCATCCGTGACCTCCCACTTGTCGAGCTGAAGCAGCATGGCCGTCCAATAGTCTTCGGGTGTGCGGTGCGGCTCGCCCAGCGGATAGTCGAGTTCCTGAAGCAGCGAGGCTTCCACCTGTTCGAGTTTGGTCTTATACGGCCCGTCCTTCACCTTTCCGGCGGTGGTGGTGTGCAGCAGCAGTTTCTCACGACGGGGACCAGTCGAACCCCACGCCGTTTCCACCGTCGATTGCATGTCGCTCACGCCGTTCACATATCGCGCCTGACCGTGCTCGTCGGCATGAACCACCGAGGCATAGAGTCCGTCCTTCGAGGTCTTACCAGCCGACAGGCACTTGATTTCACCTTTCATTCGGTGTCCTGGCTGCCAGTTCATGCCGTTGCGGGTCATGCGGAACAGTTTGCCACCCATGCGGTTCGTGCAAGTCGGGTCTATCTGCATGGCGAACTCGCGGATGGCCTTATATGCTATCTGGCTCTGCTCACCAGAGTTGGTGCATATCAACGCTTGGCCGTTCACATCGCCGAGGAAACAAACCTCCGTGAAGTCCTCAGCCGCGCCCAGCTCCGTCTTGCCGCTCTTACGGGTGAAGAACCAGTGCGCCTCCTGAATCAGCCTGCGCGTGTCCCA